AGACTCACTTAGTATTTTTCATCTCCGTGAGTTTTACCCAACATGGGTTCAGGAGATGGTCCGATGCGTGCGAGCTAGTGAGCTTCTCGTTGAACATCCCGTTGAGGGCCTAACAAAGCCCTTTGACGGTAAGCTGTTCGCCTATACAACGAAGAAGATTGATGGAATGGGTTTGGCACCCATCTTCATCCTACAGACAGCCTTCTTCTTTGCTGTCTGTGCGGCGGTAGTCAGACATGACTACGGCAAATCTCAGTCGTTGTACAATGACCTGATTGGCCAGATCGGCGCTTACGGGGACGATATCGTTGTCCCCAGCAGGATTGCTAAGCGCGTTATTGATGCGCTTGAAGCGCTTGGCTTTAAGGTCAATAGGGCGAAGTCGTTCGGTCGTAACTCCTACCAGCTTCGCGATGGTGAAGTAAATGTGAATCTTCACCTAGCGTTCCGTGAGACGTGTGGGCTAGACATAGCAAATGGCTACGTCGTAACGCCTGTTCGAAGGCGATTCTCCCACATAAATATCACGGATCGGAAACTCGATAATCCGGAAGTCTGGTTGTCCGCAAATGCGGAGGCAAGTCACGCCTATTGGATGGGCCTCAAAGGTCTTTACTTTGCCTTTGAAAACCACATCCTAAGCCCAATTAGGAAGGCGACTGGCTTAGCAATGCCTCTGTCGCTTACACCGGGTTACGGTGTTCCAGGGCCATCCGGCGTACTGAACGTTAAGCGTCTCATCTTCTCGCTTAACGATCCCAATGACGGAGAAATTGTAAGTTCACTCCCCGTTATTGGTGAACTCCGTTATGCGGAGAGTGGGGTAATCAAAGTCCCAAACCGCCGATACTTCGAAGCACTTGAGGAGCTTCGTCAGTATCTCTTCAATGCAGAAGAGAAGCTCCGAGAGCTTGAGCCTAAGATTGGGCTCGAGCGAGCAGTCGATCTAATTAAAAGACGTGCTCGTGCTCTCGAAAACTACGTTGGTTCCCTTGACCCGTTTGTTGAACTTGACATTGACAACGTCAGGCTTGAGAACGCTTGGTATACATCAGCCAGAACGGTTATTCCCGCTATGGTTGATGAAAAGTGGCCCGAAGAGGAGCAGGAGTCCGAGGTACAATGCCCTCGACTATCAGCTGCTCTTTCAAGCCAAGCGTATAGGTCAACACGTGTCAGTGTTGGTTGGAAGATGGGTCGTTCGGCGAAATACGTCCGAGCGATTCAGAACGCCGATTCGCTCAACCAGTCGGCAAAGGAGGTACTAAGTCTTCTACTCCTTGTT